TGATTGCAGGTGCGATTTGAGGCCCGATCCGACCAGCCGATCCGCATCCGCAATTCCGCCGGCCGCTTGTAGGCGTGGTCGGTGATCGCAGCGCCCTGTTCAACGGGATGCTGGGTGATCTCCAGCAGATCTTCAGCGTCCTCCTCAATCGTCACTTCAGGAGAGAAACCGTATCCCTGCGGATCGATCGACCGGGCAACCCTGGCGCCGAAATTGGTGATCAGCGGGTTCTGCGTCGCAAACCCGCTAAACCCGCTTATTATACCCCCGCCAAATCCAAACCCAGGAGTAAACCCCGTGAGATCGAGCAGGGGTTGTACCGCCAAGCCTCGTGATCCCGACATTACGCCACCGCCGTCTTTAGGTTGCGAATGAGGTCACCGTAGATTCGGCTGCTGGCGCGCGAATAGCGGCTCGCTGTTTCCTGGCCGCCGCCTTCGCCGTTGATCGTGATGTTGGTGGTCGGGCTCATATTGATGTTCCGGTCGCCCTCGGTGTTGTTGTAGGTGTGCCCATTGTTGGTGGTCTCACTGGTCAGCGGCGCACCGGTGATCGGATCAAAACGATCGCTGCCACTTCCGGCGGCGGATCGAGGAGCGCCGGTGATCGGGTCAAAGTCTGGCGGGCGCATGGTTGCCGGGAGCGGCTGCTGCAGTGCTGCCGCCTGAGCGGGCGGAACAGGAAGCGGCTGACTTAACGCCTTGGCCATCTCCCACGGCTTGGAGCCGCCCCACTGAAAGTGCATCGGGTCGTAGGTTTTGCCCTTCCAGTCACCGCCCGAGATCAGTCCCCATTTGGCGGCCATGTCATGAATGTTCTTTGGCAGATCGGTCGCGGTGCCGCCCTGCGGGTTGGCCTCGGGGTTGATGTCGATCGCAGCGCCAAAGGCGTGTTCGCTCTTGCCCGTGCCGCCGCGGATGTCACGATTGGCAAAGCCCTGGACATCGGTGAGCTTGTAGCCGGTCTTGGCCAGATCACCGAGAAAGCCTTGAAACGCCTCTGCCGCAGCTTTGTTGACTGTTACGCTCTTATTGGTGCCGGGCACCGTGATTTTCGTTAAATTCTCACCGGGTTTGCCAAGTGCTCCGGTACCGCCCAGGTTCATCACCGCGCCGGGCACGCCATAAGCGCCAGGAGCCCCAGGAGCCCCCGGCGACGCCATGCTGGGTGGCGGCGGCAGCTGGGGCAATTGCATCAAGCGTTCGGCTGTGCGACCGCGAGCCGCGGCCTCGCCCTCCTCGTCTTTGGGCCGTTCGTAATGCCTCGATACCGCGGCCGCGGCCTCGCCGGCAGTTTTGGCGCCCTTTAGCTGGGCACCGGCGCGCGCCTCGGTATGGGTCAACTCCCACTGCATAAACTGCAGTTGTTCACCAAATGACGCCTGGCGGATGTCCTTGCCAAAAACCTCTTTAAACTTAGCCTGGCGATCGGGGTGCCACTGGCCGAGCCCAACGGCTTTTCCGCTATCGCCAATGTCCTGCGGGTTCCAGCTCGACTCGCGCTCGATGTTGGCGGCTATGCCCGCGGCCTGCTCATGCGTCCAGCCCTGGCTGGTGAAATATTGGATCGCCTGCTTGGCGAGATCCGAGCCATGGCCCTTGCCGGTTCCGGCAAATTCTCCCGGCTTGTCCATGCCGCCACCGGGAAGCGCCCCGCCACCACCTCCGCCCCTACCGCCGCCCGTTCCTTCTCCTCGGGCAGCGCCCTCAGCGGCCGAACCGGGACCACCCATGAACTTTTCTGGGTGCGCCTGGGCAAACTCCGCCCACACTTGATTCCACAGCTCGAGCATTTTCTCGTGGGTGAGCTTTAGGCCTTTGCTGAGCTCCATAAAGCGCTCGCGCAGAGCACCCAAAGGCAGCCAGTCGCCTCTGGCAAGCTCGTCTTTGTCAGGCAAACCGGCAGGCTGCTTTTGCTCGCCACCGCCTGCTTTGTCCTTGTCGCCTTCTTCGCCGCCCTCTTTCTCACCCTTTAGCGCGCGCTTTAGCTGCTCGACGAAATCCTCGACATTCTCGATGACGATGCGCGGAATAGCGCCACCCGCACCGGTCAGCCATTCGCTGAGATATTCGGCGGCGCGTGACCCAGTTTCGCGAACCGCCGATCCCGCCTGCTGCGAGGCGCGGATCATCGCCTGCAGGCCGCGCGAGATCGGCTCGGGCAAGACCATCTCGCCGGCATGCAGCAGCGCCGGACCGGTGTGCCCGATGATGGCGCCCAGCTGGTGGCTCGGCATTGGTGCAGCGGCCGGTTCTTCAGCCGGCGCGGACCATCCCGGCACACCACCCTTTTCGCCAAACGGCATGGAGGGATCGAGAAAGCGGTTCGGGCTTTTGGGATCAGTCCACGAGCCGGGTCTGCCGGTGCCCTCCTTCAACATTTCATAGATCGCAAAAATCGTCGCGCCAACCGCTCCCAGAGCGCCAGCCGTGCCAGCCGCCCCCGCGCCGGCGACGGCTGCTGTCGCAGCTGGCGCTGCCGCCCCTGCTGCACCAGCTGTCTCGACCGCTTTCAGTGCCGCCGCCGCTTCCGCTAACGCTACCGTCAGAGCCCTGACGGCCCTCGTCCGTGCGGTCAGCAGACCAATCACTACACTAAAGGCGCCGACGGCACCGGTCGCGGCCACCAGTCCTTCAACCCACGCGAACCAGGGATGTTCTCGGCCGAAGTTCTGAGCCCAGATTAGCGCCTTATCGAGCAGCTTGATAATCTCGGTGAGCGGCTTAACCGCTACGCCAAAGGTCTGGTCCCAAATCCCCGCAAAATCGTTGAGCAGGTTGTTCCATTCCTGCTGCAGCTTGACGCCCGCCTTGACGTTGTCCTCGTGGCGCTTTTGCGCTTCTTGCAGATCGCCGCCATAGAGACGCTTTAATCTTTCGACGTATTTGACCGAGGCCTCTGCTCGTTGTTCGGAGTTGCGGCTTAGCTGCTCGACCTGATCGGCAGTCAGGTGAAACATCTCCGAATATTGCGTGGCCAGCGCTCGTACCATCGGATCGGTGCTCTTGAACATCTTGCCGATGGCTTGGATGGCACCTTCAAAAAGCGCCTGCTCATCGGACAGGATGCCGCCGAACTGATCCTTGATCCGCTTGATGTCGTCGGGGGACACCAAACTCCCGAGAACAACGCGCAATCCCGGCATGTCGCGCAAAGCGTCATGAAAGCTGACGAAAGCTTGAGTTGCCGCATCGCCGCTCAGACCAACATTCCGCCATGCCTCCGACATGGCTTGCAGCCCGGCCACGGTGCTGTTGGTGCGCTGCGCAACGTAATAGAGCTGCTCGTAATTCTGCGCGACCCTGAGGATGCCGGCGGCAAATACCGTTGCGACCTCAATCGCTTTAACACCCGTCTCCTTGAGGTTCTTCAAAAACTCGGTATGCCCGGCGCTGATCTTGCGGGTCGCCTGCTCGTATTTTCGTGCCGGGTCCTCAGCGACCCCCTTGAGCTGTGTGCCGAGTTGCGTCAGCGCCTTGGCCGCCGCGTCGACGGTCTGCTGTAGCGCCGTCGTCGCGGTCGCTGCCTGGGTGAGCCCCTGGCGAAATTTGGCCTGGCTCGCCTCGTTGGGGACGTATCGAATGCCGACCAGAAATTCTTTAATGGTCTCGCCGTCAGCCATTGGCGATGCCTCCGGGCTTAATAACCGCGCCACTCCCTCTGGCTCGGCTGACGACGGCGCTGATCATCGGCAATGATGCGATCGTTCACTGCCCGCACGCTGAGCAATTCGTTCAGCACCGCTATCGCTTCAAGATCGAGACGACTGTCGAAGATGGACTCAGCCTGACACAGACCTGCAAGCACTGGCCGCCACAACCAGTCTTCGCCGCTGGCTAATTCGAGAAGCTCGGGCTCTGATCCATCCCGTTCGTAGTCTGGGAGCCGAACAGCGTCTCTATTGAAAAATTTGCCAGGCTCTCTACGAGCACCCCCCAGGTCAGCCGCAGCTGCGTAGCCAGATCGTCGGCTTCCTGGACCATCAATCCGCCATTGACGCGCAGCGGCATCCAGCGCCCGGCCTGCTTCCAGCGCACCGCGTCAAGCGCGTGGTCGATGACATAGTCGGCCTCGCTGTCGGGCATCATGCCCAAGGTGTCGCCGAGTGCGGCGAGTCCCTCAAAGATCGAGATGTTGCCGACGTCGGGCACCATCGCACCGTTGCCGTCCGATATCAGCGTCTGCCCGGCACGCGCGAAGAGCGGTTGCAATCCCTTCATCACCGGCAACAGCCGGCGCGCGACATGGAACTGCACACGCGTCGGCATTCGGCCGCACAAATACTCGTGCGGGCCGATCTGGACTTCCATTTTGTGCTATGCTCCACAAAAGACGAGGCCCGCAGCCGCCGTGCAGACGGTACGGGCCTCTAACCACCGTCGAGGGAATCGATCGACAATGGCTGACCCAACGATACTTCCACTTGATCATCTGGGCGAACGAGTTGCTGTCATTGAGCAGCTCGCCCGGACAACGCAAACCGATGTTGCTGATCTGAGAGTGGACCTGCGGGCGTTGCGCGCCGATGTCAGCGCCGAGTTTCGCGCGCTCCGCGCCGAGATGAAATCGGATTACCGCTGGCTGATCGGTCTGATGCTCGGCGGCTATGCGCTAACGATCGGCGGCTTTGTCACGATGTTCGGCCTGATCGGTCACGGCTTTAAGTGGTTTTAAGTCACAAAGACAGCGTTCGACGGCGGCGCAGTAGCGGACCCGAGATAATTGCTCGCGGTCACCACACAGGTCAGACTATGCCCGACATCCTCGCCGACAACGACGTACGAAGCTCCCGTCCCGATGTCTGTCGTCCCGTCGCTCTTCCATTGATAGGCGTAGCTCGAGGGCGACCCGGTCCAGTTGCCCATCGTGCAGGTCAGCGTCGAACCCACGGTTCCGGCACCATCGACATAGGGTGTATCGTTGCACACCGGCGGCAGGCTTTGGTCGGGCGTGCCGGGCTCCTGCGGCAGCCCCTGATCAGGGCTCGGCGGCGCAGGCAGTGTCGGCAACAGCTCCTCGGCCGCCTCTTGATAGGCCTCAGCCATCCCCTTGTGGTTGGCCGCGATCTGAGCGCTTTGCTCGGCCTGTGCCAGCCCCTGCGCCTGTTGCACCGGGTTGATCGGGCCGTACCCGCCGCCGACCCGCAACGGGCCTAGCCGTGCCGCCTGGCGCTCGCTGGCCGCCCGCCGCGACCATTCGCCATGAAACCGGACATGCCGCCCTGCCGTGGCGTAGGCGCCGGCAATCTCGCCAAACACTCGCGCTTCGTCGTCGCTTTTGGCTGATGCGCGCCGCGTCTCGGCCGCTTGCGCCTCGGCCTGGTATCGAGCCTCGGTGAGCATGTGGCTATCCTCCAAACCCAGTGACCAGACCGCCGGCCGTCAGCCCGAATTGTTGCAGCGGCGCGCCCAAATTCGGATCGATCTGGGCAATATCGAGCTCATAGTCCAAGACGTTGCCGACCTTGGCGTAGCTGTTCACCGGAAACCGCTTCCAGGCGCAACCGACCAGATTGTAGATATCCCCGCGCGCCAGATCGCGGACGGTGATCGTGTTCTGACCCCATACCGCCGAAGACGAGCGCTGAAAGCGGATCATCTGGGTCAGCTTCTGGTTTACCGGCGAGATCTTTTGCAGCCGAATATTCATCGTGCCGGCCATCGAGGCGTGAAGACTATTCATCACCGCGCCATCGGCTCCGATGGTCTGGGTGTTCATTTCTTCACCCCATGTCACAGTTAACCCTTCTTCCGCCGTAGCAGTATCTGGCCCAGCTATAGTAAAACTACCGCCAGGACCAATAATTGTCGCTACCACGTCGACGAACGAATAGTTGCCGTATAGTGGCGTTGCCATTCCAATGCTCTCCTCTGATAGGGATGGAATTCTGGAAGAGCGGCGCCATATAAAACGAGGCCCGCCGCCGTGCTACCGGCAACGAGCCTCTGACCACCATCGAGAAGGAACCTCGACTATGGCTGACGATTCATCTAAGCGCTCGCGCAACTCCCGTAAATTGCTCGGCTACGTCAATGTGGACGCTGGCCTGATCTACATCGGCGACCCCAGCTACCTGATAGGCAGCGAATTGGGCGCCATGCCATGGGATCAGTTTCTAGAAACTTACATCGGCGCTGAAACCGAATTGGCGTATCCGGTCGAAGACGGCACCGCCATCGTAACCACTACCGGCTACGGCGATGGCATCTATCCAGTGTATGCCACAATCAGGGACGGCCGGGTTATGGCGATCACGATCTCTTTCGAGATCGAGTAACGGCGATGGATCTTGCTCAATTTATTGCTCTGCAAGCGAGTTTAATTGGCGGCTTTGCGCTGTTCGCGGTGCTGTTCGTGCGACTTGAAGGACGAGCCGACAAGCTCGACGATCGGATCTCGTCGCTAGAGCGCAGTCTGCCCGAGCAATTTCGGCAATTACGCCGAGATCTTGCCGAGGATTTGGCGGCACAACGCGCCGAAGCAGCCCGCCATCTAACCGCGATCACCAACGCCATTCTGGCCGCTCGCGGCGAGCGATGAGAGAGACCTACTGGTTCACGAATATTGCTATATCAGCACTTTCTATGGCCCCCGCAGTTTTCGCAGCGATCTGAATCAGTGGCGCTTTACGGGCCGCCCGGTCGGCGGTCGATTGCGTCAGGATCGACGGCGCAAAGACATAGAAGCCAGGAAGATGATCGCCCGCGTTCAGCGTGCCAAATCCTTGGCTCGTCCATATGCCGTCGCCGATGTAGCCGTTGCGAGCGTATTGATTGCAGATTGACGTCGCGGCGGTGAACAACAGGCTCATGCCGGCGTCGGTCTGGGGCACCTTGGTCGCCGAGGTGTACATTGTATTAAAGATTGCGGCCTGGACATCGCCGGCCATAGCGTCGGCGCCGACGATCGTGTCGGTGTAGACCCCGGAGCACGACACGCCGTGCTGGATCATCGTCGCACCATTGGCATAGGCGGCGTAGACGTTGCAGCTCTTGGCCGCCAGCCTATTGGCCTGGGTGGCGTTGAGCTGCTCGGGTGCGACCCCCGGCTCGCGCTTGTACATCAGGTCGATGGTGGTATTGGACCCCGTCCAAGCGGTGGTCAGGATGCGCGCCAGATAGCTCGAGATCGCATAGGGGTTGCTGGTCGAGAACTGCACCGCGGTGTGGTTGTAGCCGAGTGCCGCGAGTTGGTTGGCGAGGCTGCCGGGCGTGCCCGGCGTGCTCGGTGGCTCGGCCGTCAAGGTCAGCGGATCGCCGGTCGTCACCCCGTAGTAGTGCGGCGGATCGGCTGCCTCGCAATAATTGGCCAGAGCGAGGTGATCAGCCGCCACCCCCTCGGGGCAAACCACCCCGTAGAACTGCGTCGAGAACAGCCCGTCGATCACGGTCAGCGCGGTAAGCGCGCTCTCGGTCGCCACCCCCGGCCCCGAGAAGGCACCGCTGGCGGCATCGGCCGCCGTCATGCCAAGCATCGTCGAGATGTCGGTGGGAGGGGGCCCCCCTGTTGGCGCGGTCAGAAACGACACCGCCGAGGCGATGCCGGTGGTGACGCTGGTCATCACAAAGCGCGAGTTGACGCTGTCCCAGACCACCGTCGCTTTGCCGGTGATACTGGCGTTGGCTTGGATCGCTGCGGCCACCGCGTTCAGATTGCCCGCCGCGGCAAAGGTCAGCCCGGTGACATGGATGATCGGCAACGCATCGATCGTCACCGAGAACCCGCCATTGGTGACCGCATTCCAGGTGGCGATCGTCTGCTCGGTGCCGCTCAGCGGGCGCCCCACCAGCTGACCCGCCGCGGGGGTCTTAAACCAGCGGCCGATATAAACAACCTCGGGCGACGGCGCCTGGCTAAACCACATATCGGCCGATTGGAACTCCGGCGAGCTCGTCAGAAAGTCGGCCCCGACATCCGAGATGGAGCCATAGGCTCGCATCCGCTCAGCCGAGCCGATGACGTTTGACGAGCCGAGGATCAGCAGGGCGTTGATCGCCGGCGCGGTGATCGCCGGTGTTGTCAGCGACACGGAAACAGACACGAGTCGGCTGACCGACAAGCCGGTGCTAAGCATTCGCCAATACTCCGAATAGAGAGGTTTTTAAGGGGTCGGCGGGGTGACGCTGAACGGCGCCTGGTAGCCGCCGCCCGGGTCGGGGATGACGGTGCCGCTCGCCGACAGTTGGTTCAGGACCGGGTATTCGCGGGCGATGCAGCGGTTGATAAACAGGGTCTTATCGACGCGATCGAGCCACTTTTCCTTGATCAGCTCGGGGTTGCTGATGCCGTCGGTGATCTCGACCAGCCCCATGTTTTGCGCGCGCAGCACGATGCGGTTTTGCTCGAGCATCAGCCCGTCATGCAGGTTGCCGGCGTACTCGTCGCACTGCGGACCGTAGAAGCTGATCAGGATTTCGAGTTGCTCATGGCGCAGCATGATCGAATGACCGTTGCCGGCCGGATCGTGCAGCGTGGCGCCGACAAAGCCGAGAGAGCGCCGCCGCATGATCCCCAGCGACGCCCAGGTGATCCCAAAATCGGGGATGTTGGGGGGTTCAGGCTGCCAACGGGGCCGCACCAGTGTCCCGTCGAGCCCCGCGATGCCCGCTACAAACTGCTGGAGATAATCGTCGAGGAGCGGCCCCTCGAGATTGGGCAGCTCGAAGACGCCTTGATCCAGACCGGGCGGCTGGTCGAGCGCAAAGTCGTCGGTGCGGCCTGGTTGGAGGTAGCCGGCTACGCTTGAATCAGACGCCTGGTTGGGGATCATCGGCGCCTCCGTCTGTGGACGGGACCCCGCCGCGCGAGGTCCCTCCGCAGTTGTCTCAGTCTATGGGCGACGGGGTGTTGCCGTCGGCTGTGGTGGCACCGGCTGGGTCGAGGGATACGTTGGCGGAAGCCCGGTCGAGGGGATGTTCGGCACAAACACCGGGCTGGAGTAATAGACGCTGTAGCCCCAGAAGCCGGCGGCACCCGCTGGCGGGGTGACGTTCTCCGGCGGCAATTCCGGCGGGATCACAATCGGGTGCTCTGGGTGACCGGGGTTCGGGATTACGATCGGATGCGCTGGGAACACCGGGAAATAGATCGGGTGCTCTGCCGTTGGCGGCTGGCCCGCGACCGGCGGAGGCTCTACCGGGATATAGATCGGCGGGGTCGGCATTGGCACATTGCCGCCGCCCCAAATCCCCGGCGGCGGCCCGCCTGGTGCGATCGGGTGCGCCGGATGTGCCGGGTGTTGCGGCGGCCATACCACCGGCGGGAGCGCGATCGGATGCGTCGGCACGGCAGGTTCCCCCGGTGGCGGCACGACGATCGGGTGCTCGGGGAACACCGGGATGTAGATCGGATGCTCCGCATGCGGCGGCTGCACTGGTAAGTAGATCGGCGGTGTCGGGCGCGGATCGGTCGGCCCCCAAATCCCCAGCGGCGGCCCGCCGGGGGCGATCGGATGGCTGACCTCGGGCAGAATGAGCTTGCCGACAAACGTGGCGTCAAAAGTAGGCATGCGATTCCTTTCAAAGGCGCGCGGGAGGAGCCCCGCAGCGCAGTGCGGTCTAACGCAATGATGTGACGGACTTACTGGTGCCTATTGCGGCGGCGCCTCGATCGCCAGGATCGAGGAGCATTCTGCTTCGATAAAACCGGCGCCGTAGGGCGACCAGTCTTTTACATTCGTCACCACAAACTGGTTGCCGCGATAGAGCACAAGGTCCGGCTGATAGCCGGGGGCCGCCATTTGCAGGCGGTATTTGGTGCAAATCGTCAGCGTCTTGCGGCCGTGCTCAAAGTCGGCCTGTCTGGTGAGTGAGTTGTCCCCAGTCGCATAGATCGTGCCGTAGAGACCGGGCACCGTGACCTGGCTGACCGTTGAGCGCCCGCTCTGGCTGATCCCCTCGGGCCTTCTGATGACATCGAACCTGTCAGCGAACTCTTCGCAGATGACGACGTCGCTTACATCGAGGGTAGGCATGGCTTAAAACGAAAATGGCGCCGCGGGGTGGCCGCGACGCCTTTTGGCAGGAGATAGCATGCGTACACATGCGAAGCTCCGGCCGCAGATTGTGGTGGTCTGGACCCGCAAGGTCAAGACGATCCTAATCCGCCGCTAGGAGTGGGGCCACATCTTTCGGGTGTTTCACGTGAAACACTTGGCTCGGGTTGCGCCGAACCCGCCCCATCGCAACAGCTCGCTACACCCCCGATGCACTCGGGGCATGGCTCGTAAATCCGGTAGATGCCGCCGGGCTTTCTGACCGTCATCACGATCCAGCCGGGGGTCGGGCTGTCGGCGCAGCGCGGGCATCGCATCTCAGGGTGCCGGAGGCTCGTCGTCAAACACCAGCTCGGGGTGCAGGTTTGCCCAGATGGCAAAGCTGTTGACCAGTTCCGCCTCGATGACAAAGCGCGCCTGCAATGGGCGGTGCGCGCCGTTGTTGGTCGCCAACCAGGTAAAAAAGTCGGAGACGGTGCCGCGCCACAAATTCTCGACGACGACCGCTGGCTCGTCAAACCCCGCCCATTGCGGCGACAGGATCGGCGCGGTGTCGGTCGCAGCCAGCGGAAAACCTCCCACGATCTGCGGTTTCATTGGGGTTGCTCCCGTCTCGTCGACGATCAAGGCCCGCGCCCGGTTGTCATAGAGCCGCGCCCAGCGCTTGGCGTCGTCGCCCGGATACTCGATGGAAATGATGGTCCCGGTCGTAGGAATAACAGCCATTTGCTTTCCTTATGGTCGATAGACCAGGTCGGTATGCGTACTCGCCCAGCTGGCAAATTCGTCGATCAGATCGGGCTCGACGACAAACTGCGACTCCAGAAGGCGGTGCGCGCCGTTGTTGGTCGCCAGCCAGGTCAAGAAGTCCCAGAGGTTTCTAAACCGCGCCCCATCGGCGATCAGCAGCGCCGGATTGATAAATTTGCACCATTGCGGCGATTGGATTGGCGCAGTGGCCGGCGCCGGGACTGGCAGCGAGCCGAGGATGATCGGAAACGGCTCGTGCGTTCCGGTTGTCACCGGCTTCTGCTCTCCGGGTGCCACGATCGGAGTGGTTTCGTCGACCAGCCAGCCGATGGCGTGGTTGTCGTAGAGCCGCGCCCAATCGAGGCCATTGGCTGCGTATTCGATCGATACGATGGTCAGATCGGTAAAAGCGGACAGCGCTACGGTCATCGCAGGCTCCCGCAAAAAGAGCGGGCCCCGGCTGTTGCAAGCGAGGCCCAAGTTTTGGGAGTTGGATCGCGGGGGGACGCCTAGCCGCGATCCGCGAACAACATAGCCTACTTGCGGTCGCGAACGACCCAAACAATCGAGGCTAAAAGTTTTCCCGTGTCGATTAGCGGCGTCACGTCGGCCGCGGTCGTTGCCTGCCGGCGATAACTCGAGCCTGGTGTGCGACGGCGCCGGGCCGCCACGGTCGCGGGCGCCAGCGGCGGCGGTATACCAGCCTGGATGACTGCATGCACCGAGTTGACCGCTTCAATGCCGGCGCGCCCAAACCCTTGGTCGACACCGGCGAGGTTGCCCTCGAGTGCAGCACGGGCCGCCTCTTCGAGCCGCTTGGCGATCGCCGGCAGCGCCTTCTCGACGCCCGGCACCAGAAATGGCCTCGCCGGTATGTTGCGCGCGGGGGAGCCGAACTCATGTATGGACTGCTTCAGTACCCCAGGCTGGCGTTGCCGATTGGCTCGCCGGGCCTGGGGTCCTTTTCCTGGGGTATGCCAATGAGCAGGCGGCGAGACGCCAAGTGTCTAATCGCCTTCTCGATATCTTCCGGGGCTGGCATTACGCATCTCCGCAAGATGTCGCCGAATTAATTGCAGATACTCCGCCCGGATCTGCGCTGACTTAGCAAGATTAGCGGCGCGAAGCTTCGCCCGCGCATATGGAGGCCGTGGAATGCCACGTTTCGCCGCGGCCATTTTTTCTTTCTCCTCGGGAGTGCGGGGAACACCTCGTTTTGCCTCTCCTAGACGACGGCAATGTTCAGCTCGCTCTGGCGGAAGTTTCACACCTTTGTGCGAGGCGGACATCTTTGCGAGAACCTCTGGCGAGCGGCCCACCACTCCATCGCCCCCGCGGGTTTGATTGATAAGCGGCCCCTCAGGTTCACGACCATATTGGGCGATCAACGCTATTTCTAGCGCACACGCTTGTTCGGTAGTCAGGCCTTCGGCCAGCTTACGTTTCGGCACTGCGCCGAATTGTCGAACGACGAGCCTGACAACTCGGCAGCGATGATGCTCGCAGACGTGGCGCGCAGCCGTTTCATGTTGAAGCCAGCGACGGCCCTTACCTTTCCCGATGTAGAATGGGATCGTCAGGTCGACGTCGCGGTAGAGGGCGTAGACATAATATGCGAGAGGGTCTTCAATTCTGCGAGCCATGATCGAGCTAGCATCTCGATGGTGGTCAGAGGTGCCGGAGCGACGGACATCGCCTCGGCGCCTCGCATTTTTAGCCCATCAGGCGAAGTGTTTCACGTGAAACACTACCCCGTCCGCACGGTGCCGGCGCGGCCGAGCAAGAGCTCGATCTTCTCGATTTGCAACCGCAGCGGCAACGAACACCAGCGCAAGCCGATCTCGGTTTTTAGCTGAGCGATCAGCTCGGCCACCTCGACCTCGAGATCCTCGACATAGTCGGGGTCGGGATAATCGTGATCCCGCCAATCGTCGTTTGTGGGCTCGCCGTCGGGCTCCTGGATCTTGGGCGGCGGGTCAGGGTTTCGCGGGTGTTGGATGA